GCGGTAAATAGCGCGATATTGTATGCATTTACTTCCATAGGTATTTAAAAAAGGAGGAGTTTTGGGCTCCTCCTTAGTTTAGTTGTTGATTATTAATTTTCTACTTTGCAAACGCTTGGACTGTGTTCAATCCTGCTGCGGCTGCTAAACTATTCAACAAAGTTTCTACACTTTCGTGTCTACCTACTTCTGTTATAATATGGTATGTAATTCTCTCTGATGCGTGAGGTAATACTTGGAAGTATTTTTTACGGTCAATTGTAATTTGGTAGTCTACAACTTGTGCAGTTCCTGCCAATTTAGTTTCTTGACCCCACAACCATTTTGCATAGTTGTTACCTTCAAATCTTTCAAGACCATCAAAATAAACTCTTGACATATCTTCATTCTCCCACTGATGTGCTCCTAAAGCTTCAGGTTCAGATGCTATAGATAATACTTTTAAAGCAAATGGTGCTCCAATATTATTCCAAGACTCAGCAATAAAGTTAGGTTGTCCTCCTGCTACAGATAATCTTGTAGATGTGTAGTAGAATGGCATATCGTCTCTGTAAACTTCCGTTCCTGATAAGATAAACTCTTTACCTCTAAAACGAATACCCATCTTAGCGTCTTCGTTATATGTTTTTGCTTCTCCGTACCAAGAGTATAATCCAAAGTTAGATGGAGCTTCAGTTGTAAATAGTGCTCTAAATTCATCTGAACATTCTGCACAAACTACGTTAGAAGTTACAAAAGTTCTGTAAGTTGTTTGACATAACGCTGAAGCTGCTGTTCCTGAACCTGAAAGAGCTGACTCTGTTGCTGCTAAGTTTCCTGTTGCGTTTGCAAAAGAGATTGTTGGGTAAGAATCGATATCATCAACAATTGTAATAACTGCTCCCGAGCTTGTAACTACTGCTCCTGTAGCTGCTAAAATATCAGCCGCGTGGTCTGTTACAAAAGCTGCTGCTGTAACTGTTGTACTTGTGTCGTAAGTTACTAAGTAGTCTACCCCGTTAATTGTAATATTTCCTGTACCTGAAGTGCCTGACAAAGTGATTGTTGAGGTTAAGTTTGGAGTGTCAACTGCAATTGTCAAGTCAGGGTAAGCTGCTTGTAATTCTGCTAGTCTTGTATCTCCACACTCATCATCAGGAAGAGTAATTCTATAAACGTTACCAACTGCTGTACATGATGTTCCTGTAACCCATGAAGTTGAAGTAACTGTGTCGTCCTCACATAATTCATCTACTGCTCCTACTAATTCGATAACTGCTGTTGCTTTTGTAGCTGAAGCTGCTTTAAATGTTACGATTTCTGCGTCTGTGATTGCGTCATCTGTAACTAAAGTATAAACACCGACTCCTCCATTTTGTGCTACTTTAGCAGCTGTTCCTGTAACAAATCCAGGTAAATCGTCAACTGTAGTTGTTAAGTCAGCTCCATCGTCTTCGATAGATACTCTGTATACTACACCACCTGTTAAGGCATCATACCCAGCAGGACAGTCGTCACAACCTTTTAGTTTTTGGGCTAAAGTTGTTGTATAAGCTGATAATGAAGTTCCAGCAGGAGCTAAAATAGTGTAAACTGATTGTGTATCATTTACTCTTTCTGTTCTTACTACAGAATATGTTGGGTACTGTGCTTGCACTCTTGCGTAAGCTGTGTTGTCTCCATTATCTGTTAAAGTTAAAGTGTAGAAAGTATAAGAAGTTGCTTGGTCTAATTCGTCCAATCCTCCATTTAAACTGTTAACAACAAGAGCTTCTACGTAGTCTGTGATTGGTGCTCCACCTATCAAAGTCATTCTGTTAAAACGCTCTACTGCTTTTTCTACAATTTCTTGATTTGTTACAGCATCTCCTGTTGGTTTTGGATTACCATCCTCATCTAAATAAGGTGATTCCAACATTAACTTAACTGTTACTTTACCATCGTGGTATCCTAAATGATACATAGGGTCTCCACATAAAGTAATTTCAATTTCAGTTGCTGTTCTATCTCCAATAACAATTTCAGTCCCTGGTTTTCCATTGTACCCGATAATGAAATCATCTACTTTTTGACCTACTTGTTTAGGAGTAACAACACGTACATCTACGATATCTTCCAAAGAAAATGGAAGAGACTCATAAGGTTTGTTGTTTGTACCTCTTGTAATAGGTAAATCTTTTTTACCTAACAAAATTTGGAAGGTCTTACTTTTTGGAAGTCCTGCGAAAGAACTTAATACTTTTTTACCACTTGAGGTAACATCTTTGGTACTAACTACTGCTAGTACTCCATCTTTTACATTCAAAGAACCTCCTGATGATAGTACTTTACCGTCAATAGGATACAAAGAAATGTTTTGCGAATCTTTAATTGGCATAATTTTCTAATTTAATTTATTATTTGTTGTTGATTGTTTACGGTTTCTGAATTGCCTGTATTTTTTGAGGTTGAAACTTTTGGTCGTCGTTATTTAAGAAGAACGAACTAACCGATAAGTCAATAACTCTATTGATAAACTTGTCATCAAATTCAGGGTCTACTGAGAAGTCACTCTCGGGGTCATCATTATTTACTAATGAAATTTGTTTTGGATATCTGTAATAAGATAAATAAGCTCTATCTATATCAAAATCTAAAACGTATATTTTTATTTTGTTTGACGATAAGTGAAAAGGTGTTTCACGATATTTAAAGGAAGGTTGTAAATTAGTATCTCTTAGTACTAAATTTCTATCGTCGTCTTTTATTTCAAAGCAGTCTACTTTGTCAGTACACTTACCTTTTATTGCTGTAATATACAAATTTGAAAAATCAAAGTAGTCTTTCGGTAATTCGTAATCTACATGGTCGAGATGTTTGTTTGAAGATGATAATCTTTTATCGTCCACTAAAATAGTTTGGATGTATCTTACATCATCTTCAAACTTTCTCTCTAAAAAATGCTCTATTAGTTTATTTTGTTCTGCATTAAATATCTTTACAAACTTACCCTTATCGCAAGCAACTCCATCTGTTGTTGCGTTTTCATTTATTTTAATTATGAAATTTTCGTAAGCTTGTTTTGAGGTCATTATGCATCAGTTGGTTCGTAGATTTTTTCAAGAATTATTGGGTCATTTACCGCTTTTTCGGCTGCTTCTTTTGCTGTCTTTCCTAAGAAATTTTCACCGATGTAAAGACCGTTTACTCTTTTATCTATCTTATTTTCTTTTTGTAATGTTCTTATTTGACTAAATGCTTCAAATATCTTCTTACCTGCTGGACTATCATTTACTTCTTTATAAGTGTCTAAGAATTTCTTAGGGTTTTGATTGTCGTCTCTGTCAATCCAGTTGCTAAATGTACTGTTAAGTAAGGCTATGTCGGAAGCACTTAGTCCTGATACTCCCATGTAGTCCATTAAATTAACTGCAATTTTAGGGTCTTGTTCAAGTAAGTTAAAGAACTTAGCTTTTGCTGAAGATTTATTAAGTTCTCTTTTTTGAGAGACATCGATAACTGTTGTCTTATCTTCTACACTAAAACTAGCTGATTTTTTGAATTGTGGTTCTCCTTCTAATCCTGAAGGACAAAGCTTACCTTGAAGTATTAGTTGGTAAAGTTTGTATAACTGAAGTGAGTCTGTTGTATTAAATACAATATCTACTCCTAAATCCGCGGTCATTGCATCCCAAAACTCTAGGTTTTTTGGGTCTAGTTGGGATTTGTCCCAAAAAGTTAGAAGTTTGTTTGTAATCTCTTTATTAATTGTTTTTAAAGCAGAGTTTACTTCGTCTTGATTGTTTTTGTAAAGTTTATTTAATGCCTTTGAAGAAGGCTCTAATCCTGTGTCATAAACATTTCTGTCTAAGTCCCAAACTCCTAAGTTTACTGGGTCTACTACATCAGGGTCTAATACTTTAGTGGTTCTGTGGTTTCTGAAGCCATCTAGGGCATCTGCATCGTATTTAGGTACGATTTGATAACTCTTGCCTACTTCAATATAAAAGTCTTTATTTCCGTTTTTGTAAACGAGAATTTTAGTTGAACTCATTTCTAATTTGTTTTGGTTTTACAGTGCAAATATATAAATACATTAGTCAATTTCCAAAATAATTAGTAAATTAGTCAAAAAGTATTGGTTGTCTAAAACACTCATTACTTCCAGTATTTAAATATTTTGATTTGTATTTAAAATCTTTATTTTCCTCTAGTAATCTGTCTTCTTTATATACAGCATCATAGAGGGTTGTTTTTAGTTCTGAAATAATATTAGGCTTAATCTTATAATACTTAAAACGCTTATTTACCGTATCTGTTGTTATTCCTACTTTCCAAAAAATTTCGCTCTCTGTTATAAACTTAACATAGTATACTATAGCAGGAATTTTTAGCCATTCTTCTTTATTTCTTTCTGCTAGGGTCTTGTTATAAACTCCTTTTAATTTTTCAAAACTACAAGAAGGGCATCCTGAACCATTTATATGATTATTTATAGACTGTTTAAAAATTCCATGTTTTTTACATAAAATATCTATTTTTTCTCTGTCATTAATATACTTAAAGTTTAGATACTCATATTTATCACCATGAATGTTAATACACCTTCTATAAACCTCTTCTTGTGTCAACCTACGAGATTCTTCAGACTTTTCCCTGCCACATTTTAAACACCCTCTTCCCGACATGTGGTTTTCAAAGTTTTGATAAAATACACCGTGCATCTTACAAATAATTTGATACTTTGTACTTGTATCTTTATACTCCTTAACTAGGGAGTAATCATATCTATCTCCATGGATAACTTTACATTTTTCTAATACTTCATCAAATGTTTTGTATTTTGACTTCTCTGAACGCTCCTTGCCACATACACTACAACCTGATTTTTGATATACCAACGAGTTAGGAAGTATTGAAAACTTACCATGCTCTTTACAAATAAGTATAATTGGGTGTTTCATAGATACGTAATCAACTTCTGATAAATCATAAGTGTCGTTATGAACATTTCTTATTTTTTCAATAATTATATCTGTGGTTATTTTTATTGGCATTTCTTTATCTTTTAAAAAGCAAATATATGTATAAAAAACAAAACCCCAAAATTAATTGGGGTTTATTTTTGATATTAGCTAAAATTCTTTCGAACTTTAGGGTCTAGCTCAACTATTACATACTTAGTCAAATCTTTGCACCATGAAGCAACCATTGAAAAAATCCAATATGATTCCATTTGGTATTTATTACTTGACAAAATATCTGTTGAAGTTTGAGAAGAGTAACGTCCTTGCTCTGAACCAAAGTAAGTCATTGCTCCTTCAGGTTTAACTAAGAACATGTTTGCTCCTGTATCAGCCCCTTCTACAAAACTAGCTCCTTTTGGTAAAGTTGTGTTGTTTGAATATTGTGCATCAGATACATCAAAGATAACCATTGAGTAAGTTGTGTGAGCAAAACCTCCTTGGTTCATACCTCTTTGGAATCTATCTGCTCCTGGGTAGAAGTCTAATGATGGGTCATGTTTAATCTCAACATTACCAATTCCAGGTAAGTATGCTTTTGTAAATCTTACAGCTTCAAAACCTAAGTTTAATAAGTCTGTTCCTGAAACAGGTGATTTTGGAATAACTCTATCTGAGCCTAACCATTTACCTAATCCTTCTGCTTGGTCTGAAATTTCATCTTTAAAGATTTGGTAAACGTTTTGCATTGCTGCTTTACCTACATTAAATCTTACATTTCTCTCTTCTTCAGGAAGGTGTGGGTTATTTCTAAATACGTATTCTACTGCTTCTTTAATGTGAGCACGAGTAATACCCATTGGACGACCATACTGAATTAATTTACCACGTCTTATTTGTTTCCAAAGACCCTCATTAATTCTTGTTACACCGTTCGTTCCTTGAACTGTAGCTGCATCTGCAAATAAAACATTAGTGTTTACAGATTTTTGGTGCTCTCTATGTACAAGTAATTCCATAGTTGCCCCAATTCTCAATTTTCGCATGTCTACTACTTGTCCTTTTTTGTTTACGTTTACCGTATCCGTCATAAAGGCGAATTCCCCTCTACCTTCTACTTCTTGACGTAAAATATCTAAGTATTCTTTTGTTGAATCTGCCGCTCCTGAGAAAGACTTCATATCAGCCTTACCTGTTACATAAGCCTCAGCTCCCGACATGTTTCCTAATTGGAACATACATTTCATTGTTGTTGGAGTGTCAACTAAATCTACTGATTCATAGTTTGTTGCGTAATCTCCACCAAACATTTGGTGACCTACTTTAAAGTACTGTAACCCACTAATTAAAAGACCGCTGTCGTAAGACGCTTCTCTGTCGTTTGTTAAAAACTCTACAGGCAAGTCCCATCCACCAGGGATTTGACGGATTTCTTCTTTATCAGAAACGATAATTTGTGGAGCATACATTAAGTCAGTTGTTAACTTAACACCCGCTTCGTAACGCTTGTTTAAAGCAATTCTAAATACTGTAGAATCTAAACCTGCATTTGGATATTCAGCACTGTAATCCTTGATAGTCATACATTTTCCTGAATCTTTGATTGCAATTTCGTAGGTGAATGAACCTTCAGCTCCGTTTACTTCAATCATTTGTTTTTTCTCCATCAATCCTGTATAAATAGGATAAGATGCAATAGTTTGCTGCCCCCACAACTTAATCATACCTAAGTTATGTTTGTCAGGGTCTTGTTTGAACCAGCTCGACATTGTAGTCGTGTCTTGGTATCCTGCGATTGATTGTACTTGTTTTTTAGATTTAAACTCGACAATCATATCGCCATTGTGAATCATTTTTAATGGTGATTGTGTTACGCTCATTTGTTTTTAATTATTTGTTGATTGTTATTTTATTCTTGTGCTACTGAAAAAACAAAGGTAGAGTTAGAAGTTTCTTTCTCGTCCACTGCTTGTTTTTGTCTGTCTTTTGGTATTCTCTTTATTGTTTTAAAGTTCTCTACTTGTGATTTATTTACCTTATTTTGAGAAGCTCTTTCTAAAAACTTTTGTTTTTCAACCATAAAAAAGATTAAATCTGCCGCTTGTTCAGGGTCTTTCATTATCTGTTCATAGATATCATCTACTGCAAATCCATTCTCTCCTTTTTTTGTGGCTAAGTCAACTAGTTTTTTATAAGTTGCTTCAGGTAGAGTTTCCTCTTTGTATTTTTTAGTCAGTGTACTTCTGTATTCTTTGACTCTTTTTTCTTCTTCTTGCGCCTCTTTAATCAAATCCTCATTGATTTTTTTAAGATTTTCAGTGTATGCTGCTTTATACGCATCTACAATCTCTTTAGCTTTAGAGTCTAATGTTACATCCTTGGCATCTTCATCTGCTAATAATTTAGCTTTCTTCTCATCAAGTCCTTGTCTTAAATACTGTTGATAGACTATAGAGTACTGATGCTGTTCGTTATCTAAATCCCAACCTTGGCTTTCGCTGAATGGTTCTTCTAAAGCGTCTGCTGTTTTAAAGATTTCTTGTAGGTCTCCTCCGTTTCTAACTATGTCGAGAATTATCTTTTTATTCTCAGGAAGATTGTCTACAGAGACATATTTTTCTTTTAAATCTTCTGCTTTTAATTTTTCCTGTTCTGCTAAAAACTCGAAGTAGTCTTCTTCTGTTAAATCTTCAATTTCAGAAAGTTTGAAGCTATTTTCTTCTTCTTCAATTAAAACATCTTCCCAAACTCCTTTTTCTATATTTTTCTTTAGTAAATTTAGGTAAAAGTTATCTGCTTTTGGTTCTAGACTGACTTCTTCTTTTGGCGTTTCGGGGGTAATCTCTTTTGTCTCGAGTTCTCCCTCTTCTTCCGCACCTTGTCCTAAATCTAGTGTTACAGGTATTTCAGGAAGTTCGGGTGTTTCTTCAGCGTTTATAGAAAATGCAAAGTTTGTTGCTAAATCTTCTGTTGTAACTTCTGTTTTAATTGTTTGGTTTTCTGTATTCATTTTCGTTGCAAATTTAATAAATGGTTTTTAAATATGAAAAATCCTTAATTTTTAGGTTTTTAACATTACTAAATTAGTAATTAGGTTAGTTTTTGTTATATAAGGCTATTCTTTCTTTTGATTTTCTATTCTCTCTTGCTTCTCTTAATTTTGCTAACTCTAGGTTTACTTTTTTAAGATTTGTGCTTGATGCTTCTGAATTGGCTTGCTTTTTTAATCCTACTTCTTCTTCTTTTAATTGAAGTTGCTTGTCCTTTTGTTCGTTTGATTTGGCGTTTTGCGCAGTTTTATCTAGTCTGTCGTAAATTGCTGAGTCTGCTTCTACTTTACCCTCTAATCTACCGAAGGCTTGTAATTGTGCCACTTCAATATCTGTCTCTGTATCGATTAATTTTAATTTTTCTTGGTGGTCTCTGTCTAATTGCTTTTCAGTAGCTTCAGCTTGTAGTTCTTTATCTAGTAAAGTTTGTTGCTGCTCATTTTGCATTTGAATCTCTTTATTTTTTTCTTCTCTGTTTCTTCTTCCTATTTCAATAATTCCTGTCATTGTATCGGAAGACCAAATTTCTGCTAAACTAAGTACATCGTGGTTCATTGTGTTATCTTGTAAGATGGCTTGTTTTAAAGTCTCTAGTGCCTTCTTATCTTTTGATGAGCCTATCGGAACCAATCCCCATTCTCTCACACTGAAGTGCGGGTCTGATAATTCAATAAAAGCTTTATCCCCGTCTGATTTAGTGTATATAAAGGAGTAATCTTTGTTATTTTTTTGACAGTATTGTGCAACTGTTATGTGTAATAAGTTTGATTTTTTAGAGGCTGATGACATTACATCAAAAATAGGTTGTGTTTGAGCATAAGTTGCCATCATACCTTGTTCTATACCTTCTACTGTTTCATATTTGCTTGGGGCTCCTATTCTTTGGGGTGTTATACCAATTTGTTCTAAAGCCATCAATTTAAATTGATTAGCCAATCCCATTCTGTTTTGAATTTGTGTTGTGAAGTCTAGCGATTGCGTCATAAACGCATTCATAGCAGGAACATTTCCTTGTAGGTTTGCCTTAGATGTATCTACAGGTACAATACCCAAGTCTTGTATTAAGTCATACATTTCCTCTAATTGTTGTCTTGTATTTCCATTCTTATACTCTGATGGTAAATAGTGAACATCAAATAGGAAGAATGTTCCTAATTCTTTTTCAAGTAGACTGTGTATTTGATTTAGTACAATATTGTACTTTATTATAAACGGTCTAATTTTCTTAGCCAGGGATTTTCCAATATATCCTGCTACAGGTAATTGGATATCATAACTATTAGAATTAGATTTTATTTGGAAAGGTGTTGCATCACCGCCTATGTATAAGTCTTCTGTTAAGTAAGAGTTTCCTGCTTTTACTTTAACTCCCCATCTTGATTCGGGAAGCCATGTATAACAGATTGTATTCGGCTCGGGATTTATTTCCGCTTTCTCTAAAGATATTTTTCTTAAGGTCTTTATTTCATTCTCTTCTAAAAATTCTGATAGTAAGTCATCTGTTGTAACTACTTGTGTTAAAAGCCCTTCCTTGTTTAAGTAGGTTAATAACCCAACTCTTTTAAATGAACGCCAATAGCCCTCCATAACTTGCAATAAGTCATTTCGTATTTCAATATCACTTCTTAATGCGGAAGCATAATGGTTATTCATATAATTAGTACCATTATTTATAGGACTAAACCATGCAGGTACTTTTTTCTCAACACCATCCTCCATTATTGTTGTCTCACCCATAGGGCTTTGGAAAACGTCTTGAAGTTGTAGTGTTAAATCATAGTCGTGGTAACCTTCAAAAGGTATGTGTTGTATATCCCCAAATGGTCTTTGTACAGCCTCTTCTAGTGATGGATTTGACCTTTGTCCTGTTGAGCCATAAGATTCTTTATTAAAGTATCCTAGTAATCTTCTTTGTGTAGGCTCAGGTATCTTGTCTCCATATCTATTGATAATATCCGATGGAGATAACCAGTGTATTCTTCCGATATACTCTCCGTCTTGAGGGTACTCGGCTTCTACATCTTCCGATATAAAAGTTGTGCATGGATTCCAACGCTCAGGTTTGTAAAAGTCATATCCTACATGATAGTGTCTAAACCACCTTCCTGTTAAGATGTAGTCCTCAATCTCTTGAGAATTCATCTTATCCATGTCGTATCTTTGTTGGTCGTATTCTAATGTTTTTTCCGCCCACTCCGCAGCAACTGTCTTCCAATTCTTAGACATCTGTTTTTGAATTGTCGCTGGGTCAATTATCGCGGCTTTTTGCTGCTCTAGTTGTTGTAGATATGCTTGTTTTTCTTCTTCTGAATTAAACTGTTGACTCTCATTTATTGTGATACCTTTCTCTAATAATTTTTTCTCTAGTTCAAGATTAAATATTTTTTGAGTGTAGTTTCTTAATTCATCTGTTCGGGTTCTTACAAACTCGTTTTGAGAAATAGGGTCAGTGTTATCAACCTTATAAGAATCTTTAAAATTAGGATACTCTCCCTTTATTTGATTAACTATAATTCCTAAAAAGTCAAAGTGTTTCGCGTGAATTGGAAAGTCCATTTCATCTCTTAAACGAACAATCTCTTTTGTTAAATCAGGTAACCCGTAGTCAGTGTAAATTAAATCGCCTGAGATAATTTTATAATAGTCATTAAACTCTATGTTTCTAACTAATTGTGATTCTCCGATTTGCTCTAGTCTATCTAATACTGCTTTTTTCCACTTTAAGTCCTTTTGAGACTCTAATAGTGTTTGTACAGGAAGAGAGGTAGAGTAGTTATTGGCTCCTATACCTGAAAAAAAGCTATGAGTTAATGTACCTGACATTTAGAATAATTAAAATTTAATTTGCAAATATCGATATTTATTACTATATTTGCAAAATCATTACTTTTTAGGTTTAATTTTAACCTAGAGTTCTTCTTTTACCACTCGCACCCAAAAGCTTTTTTTGAAAGTGTCTTGGTCTTTCCTCTGATTGCTCTTTTTTCTGTTTAGGGAGCATGTAGTTTTTTTCTAAATATCTCATCCAACCTACTGCTCCAAGACTTCCTGATATTCTATCAACGTTCATTCCTTCTTTGTAGTCTATCATCTCGTCTAGTAATCCAATATCATTAACTTGTTGGACTCCTTTTACCTCTAATGGGTTTCCTTCGTCGTCTTCTCCTATTACAACCATATCATCCATCTTATCAACAAAATTTCCAAAGAGTACTTTTTTATCTCTTTTTGGCATCCACCCATATTTTCTTTTTTCATTGTTAGCAATACCTAAGTTACTTGTAAAGTCTACTGATGGTATCAGCCAAATATCTTCTAAGTGCATGGTTTCTAAAAAAGATTTATACCCCATATCCTCGTTCTCGGGAAAAGCTTTAGCATTATAAGCTTGTTGTAGTAATAGCCACTTTTTATACATCGGTTTTCTATCCGCAGGTCTGCATGCCCAAGATAATACAAGTCTTCCTCCCCACTCATCTCCAAACGTATTCATTTTCCAAATAGAGAAATAAATCAACGAGTCTGTGTCTGAATTGTCCTGTTTTACATCATCAAAAGTAGCTACAAATAAGTTATCAACTGGTTTTTCATCAGGTATATCTTGAAAAATAAGTAATGGTGCATCAATATTACCACCTCTGTGGGGGAATGGTGCTAGAGGCATTGTTGATATTGAAGCTTCTAATCTGCCCCTGTCGTTTATAAATACCTCTCTTCTTCTGTCCCACTCTCCTGTTTCTATTAAATACTGTTTTCTTCTTACCGCTTCCTCCCTTGGAAATGGATTGACCTTTGTTGTTTTCAACATTTCTTCGGGGTCAATAGGAAAATACAGAACTTCTTTTGTAAAAAGTTTTGTATCTTTTTCTACTTTCTTTCTGTCTTCGTTTATTTTTATTTTAGCATATCCCCAATCAGTTACTTTTATTTTAATTTTTTCTAAATTTGGCGCATTATCTATTTTTAAGAAGTCTTTAAAATTTGTATCTATTTTAATCAAACCTTGTTTAGCACTCATTTGTGCAGGGATGAAAGTTCCAAACGGTCTTTTAACCCAAGTTCTGTCTTCTAGTGCTACTCTACTCTCTAGGGCTTCCCAGTCCATTTGTAAAATATCGTTTGCATCAGGGTCTGATAATACTGCAAAAGCGTCTTTTGCTAACTCTTCATTACCCGCTGTTCCTGATAAAATTACTGTACATCTTTTTCCATACGGGGAGTCTAATGCGGGCTTTAAAGCTGCTAATTGGTCAATAAATGGAAGTTTCATAATCTCATCAATTATAACCTCATCGGGCGTATATCCTGCCAAAATCTCGGAAGATTTTTCGCCTCCCTTATTTAAATTTATAACATGGAGAACAGAAGAGATTATGTTTTTACCATCTTTCTTTTTTAAACCTAGCTCTACTTTTTTCTCCCAGTTATCATTTATGTTTGGTATTCTAAAAGCGGGATTTTTATTTTGAGAGTCTATTTTAAAATTGGACTCAATTTGGTCTAAGTCCTTTGTTGAACCCCCAGCACAAATTAAGTTTAATTTGCCTATAGTACTTGCATATCCTAACCTAGAGGCAAGCATTGTAGTTTTGGCGGCACGTCTTGTAGCAGCTAAGAATAACATTTTATCATCCTTTCTAGCTTTTTCAAAGTTTTCCATTACCCAAAACTCATTATCTCTAAATGGGGGCACACCTATTAAATTGTCTGATGTTACTTCACCTGTTATTTTATTTATTTTTTCAACAGGATACTGTGTTGTAAATATATTCATGTGATAATACTGCCATCCTGAAATGTATAAACCATCTATATAAATACCATTATGCAGCTTTTTATACTCATCTACATAGAATTGTAATGTACTTTTATCTTGTTCCCAAAAATGCTTGTCAGGGTTATATTCGGGAACATTTTCTTTATAAAGTAATAACTCGTTGTCGGGTTCTGATTCAAAGTCTATACCCATTGCATCTAACCTTCTTTTAACTTCAGGGTAAGCTGCTACTATTTTTTTATGCATAGATAATGGGGCTTTTCTATCGTCCCAAAATTCTATGCCGTCTCCTTGGCTATTATCATCTTTTATGTTTAAGGACGCAATCGTATCATCGATTTTAGATACCGTAGTATATAAGAAATTATGAAATTCAATTTCGCTGGCTCTTAAGTCTACGTCTTTTATATCAGCAATATTAGACACAGATATGTAATCATCTGCCCTCTCTGTATGTGTTTGGATTATATTAAGAGCTTCTTTAGTGAAGTCTTTAAATATTTTTAAATGGTGGTCTCCCTCTGCCTTTTTTACAAAAAGCTTAAGCCTATTAAGTATTGCTAAGGCTAACTGGTTTTGAACTTCAAACTCAGATTTTCTAACCTCTACATCTGATTTTGGCTTTCCTACCCCATTAAACTTTAAAATCGTCCAATCATTTTCATTAATGTACTTTTTATATTTTAAAAAGTGTGGTTTATTCTTTTTTATAGAGGTTTTTATATATTCACTCATAAATGGAAAAGCCCTCTTTAATTGAGGGCATCTTTTTGTTTGTTAATTTCTTGTTCTAATTGGGTCTTAAGAATGTTTAAAGTTCCTGAGTCTTTCCAAGCTGTTTTGATTTTTTCTGCTGTTCCTTTTTCTCTTTCTTCGGCGGTGCTATTCACAACCACAAAAACTGTCTTAGGTACAATATGCTCATAATCTGCACAAAGCTGTATAAGTTCTTTTGGTAGCACCATGACATCCTCTAACTCTTGATATGATTTTACAAGTACATACAGATTATAGAATAACATCTGTAAGTCTTGTGAGTAAATCTTCTCTTGTATTAAAACATCAAAAATTAAGTTTTCCGCTCTTTCTGTTATATCCTGTTCGGGATTTTTTACTTGGTCTTTTAAAAGATTTACTCTAGCCTCTTTTAACTTAAGCTTTTCTTTTTCAAAAAATACATTGTACTCTAAATACTTATTGTACTCTCTTATAATAATGTCGTATAGTTTATTCATTTTCTACTGTTTGTGCTTTTTCTACTAATGTATAAAGGTCTTCATCTTCAACTTCTCTTAGGAAATTTAATGATTGGTTATTTTTTACCGCCACTTTTTGAAAGCAAGAAAATAAAACATCCCCTAAAGTGTAGTTGGGGTGCTCGTTAGCTATTTCTTGCATCACTCTTAATGCCTCGTTTTTGTAGTTCATTATATTACTTTCCCTTTAAATTTAATTACTTGTTTTGTTCCATCAGTAAAATTTACTGTTACTGTTTTTTGATAAGGTGCTCCTTTTGAATCTAATGCTGTGTACGTTATAGTTACTTCAACATCATCTCCGCTTTTTTTGTGTGTGGCTTTAGTGCAGCTACCACAACCGACTTTTATAAACTCCACTGTCTTATTTAAAAAAGTTACTGTAAAGCTTTTAGATGCTCCTTTGTTTACATTTCCTAGTTCGTGTACAAATGTTTCTGTTGTTAGTTTTTCTATTATCATTTATTATATCTTAGTGTTAAATTTTTGTAATCTTGCCTTAACAATTTTTCTGAGACTGTTTGATTAGGCAGTTTTAAATCTGTACAGGCTTGTCTTATTGATTTGTATACTTTATTTGTTCTTAAATCAATAACCGCAATAGAATTTTTATTTTTTATATTGCATTTACTATTTGGTAATAATCCGTTCAAATAATCATCTTCATATATAATATTTAAAGTATTAAACTGTTTGAAATTCAAAATCTTATTTATAGTATACACTGATAAACATAATTTTTTAGAGCATTCTTTATTAGTTTTAAAAACTTCTCCGTTATTTAAATCTATAATTTTTTTAATCTTTCTTTCACCTATTCTTTTATTTATTTTAGGCTCTTTTTCTACACTTTTACACATTGATTTTGGATTAAGCCCTTTATCAAAATCTTTTTTTAGGATGTATATGGTTTTGTTTTTTACTACACCAGTTAAAAAACTTCTAAAAGTTGCTTCTTTTATATTTAACTTTTTAGAAACTTCTTTTATAGAGCCTTCTGACTCCTTTGTTTCATAGTTTATAACTTGGTATCCTTCTCTTATTTTAGAGCTTTTTCTAATTCTATTAGAAAATAAAGTGTGTGGTAAAAAGCCTATTTCATAGTCGTCTGCATATATTAAATCTGTTTTGTTTTTAACAACACCTTTTAACATATCTTTTAAATAGCTTTTACTAACTTTTGTTGTTGTTTGAGCTTCTGAAATACTTCCATAGTAAACACCTATATACGGATTTAATATGTCTTTAGAGTTTGGATTTTTATCTCCTTTCTTACTTTCAGATTTAATTTTCCTGCTTTCTTCGCTTATTCTATAAGGTAATAAATTAGTTTGTGTTAGTACACAATTTAATCCACCGTTTAAAACATCATAAAAGTCTTGCCAATATCTCTCACGGCAATTTAAATCTTCTATTTCACACTCTTCTATTACTTCAAAAGTGTGGTTTTCCCAACCGTGTTTTTTGATGGAGTTGTAAAGTTTTGGTTGTTTTATTAACAACTCGATATTAGATTTATATGTATTAAACCTTCTGTTTATATTTAAACTTTGACCAACATATATTTTATCTGTTGGGGATGTTATTTTATAAATTCCACATATATTCATAATATATACAATTACCTTTTATTTGGTATATAAATTGAATCCCATTTTGAAGGCTCTGCTTCGCATTCTTCCTCTTTTATTTTTGTTTTATAAAATATAGGGCAACCGCAAATTGTGCAAGAACCTAATTCTTCTTTTTCAACAAGCATTACTTTGTCGAGTAAGTCCGAGAAAAATCTGTATACTCGGACTTTAATACTCAACTTAGTTTGGTTTTTTGTATTTAGTGGGCAAGTGGAACATACACTCCTTCTATCTTTAACCCACGATTGTTGGTTTTTAATTACTCTGCTTTTTATAATCCTAAATAGCTGCATTTGCTCCAAAAATAGGTGTGTTGTTGTAAACTATAGCTTGTATTGATAAAAATGTACTTACAATACTTGTAGCGTTTTGAAGAGCTAATCTACTCACTTTAGTTGGGTCAATAACACCAGCTTTAAATAAGTCTTCGTA